AAAATAAATAAAATAAATAAAATAAAAAAAATTAATAAATCAAATTTAATATATATATAATTATATTATGATATCGGGTAATGACTATAAAGGACTTTATGAATGTGGATATTTAGATGCGAATTTACAGAATGCGGAAGATATGAACTTGGTCTGTATTAAAGATAAAAATAAGGGTGAACATAAATTATGTACATCGGATTACGGGAAAATTTATGATAATATTGCTTACAATAGTCAGTTTTTATCTATTAAAAGGGGTACGAATGCTGGTTACGGAATAAAACCATATAATTCGGGAAATGTAACGAATAAAGAAATATCCGAAATAACCGGGGATACAGTCGAAGGTTATACCAATTACCAGGGTATGAATAATTCATTCGTCGTGACTCCGGGACCAGGTGAAGTCAATACCGAAGAAAGATGCGGGGAAGGATTTACTTACGATGGATCCAAATGTATTCAGGTATGCACCAATTGTAAATACAGGGACGGAATGAAATCACAAGAATTTAATAAATCCGATAAATGTTTCCCGGAAGGAGTATATAATGGAGTCAGTAAAGATGGTTCAAGGAGATGCTCTTGTGGTAAAGATAATCAATACTGTTCGGATAAATTCTTGGATAGTTTCTATCCTGCCGGAGGATTTATTAAAGACATAAAAAATTTAAATTTAAACGATTTATTTGATATTAGAAATTTATAAGATTTATTTAAGATTTATCTGTGATTCACCATTCTTGTTCCAGAGCTTCCATACATTCTGCAAGATCTTCCTCCATAACCTTTTTCCTCATTTTATCTCTCCCCTTATCTTTCTCCATGATTTCCTCTAGCTTTTCCTTTACAACATCGCAGAGACATTCTGTGAAGTTGGTGAAACTTTCCTTCTCAGAGAAAGAAGAGATTGAAATCTTGATCATCTTTTCTTCTTCTGTCGGTTCTTCTCCCACGAATGAGCTCCTCTCACCTTGGACATTTTCCAAGAAATCTGTCCTATCTCTCGGTTCAAATGTATCAATCTTCAAGAATGAACGATTGCACTTATCAATATCTTGCTCGGAGATAGATTCATCCATAAATCCCGTTGCCTGACTTTTCAGTTCCCTCACACCCGATCCACCCGATCCGATGAGAAGTGGGATCAGATGCTGTGGAAATGTCGCGTAGATGTTGTAGAACATCTTCCTCTGTGGCTTCTTGAACGAATCCTGGTACTTGTTGAGATGAAGCATGATGAACTTGAACATTTCATCAGATTCGCATTCAATTGTCGCCAACACAACCTCCTTCTTATCCTTGTTCATCGCTCTCGATAACTTCACAAAGATCTTGCCAGGGTTCTTCTCCTTGTTATCGTGATCATCGCCGAGAGATTCTTGATAGGTCTTGAAAGATCTCCACGCAGGCGTGATTACCATCTTCTTGAGTGAGGGAAGTTTTCGCATCCTTTCATTCTCCTTACAAGTCTTCGCCGATGGTCCAATGATGGAGGGGATGTCGTCGGGGATGAACTTCGACAACTCAACCTTTCGGGAGACAGCGGGCACGACATTCTCTCCGCGGACTTGTTCGGTGACCGAAGATGACATCTTTTCTTTCTTTCTTTCTTTTCTGTCTTTCTCTCTTTCTTTCTCTCTTTCTTTCTTTTAATATTAAATCTTGAATCAAACAATCAAATTTATTTCTAAGATTAAAATATTTACCATTTTATAAAGATGGAAGATACAATGAAAAGGAAACTATATTTATGTTTCTTAAATTTTCTGATATTTATCAACAATATGTACATGTTGGCAGAACGCATCTGGTCCCCAGATGATGATGATAATGATGATAATGATGACGGTGATAGAAAGAATATTTCATATGGATTAATTACAATACAGACAATAATATTCGTGGTATTTTTGGGGTTTAATTTAATAGGTGAAATAGCCGATCATATCAATTGGACAACCGGTGCTAATCTGGCAATATCGGGCGGTATTCTATTCGTTTATGAATTAATGTTTTCGGTTAGATCCCGTAAAGGTGAATCACCGAATTATAATTTTTTTTCACCGTGGTATAGTAATTATCAATTTAATACAGATTCGCCTTCACCTTTCACATTAGATTCAATGAGATTATTTAAATTATCATATTTAATACTTATAATTATCGGTATAATATTTTCAGAAAATAAAACTTCATCAATGTTAATAATAATCGCATTCGGTTTCGGTTTTCAATTATTAAATAATGCAATACTATATTTATTAAGTGAGAAAGAAATAATTCCCTCGATATTTATATATCTTGATGAATACATGAAAAATAGTAATATAGATGATAAAACTGTAAAGGGTACAATTTTTGAATTTATCGGATTATTTAGGATATTATCTATATTCGCGATATCAATTATAGCAGCCCTTCATTTCAAGGTTGAGGGGAAAATAGTAGAATTCCTTGGAGCATTTACATTAATATTTACACTTACAGTAGTCTGTTGGCAATTATTCATAGGCGATGAATGTATATTAGACCGAACGATGAATAAATATAAACAATCATATACCGATAAACCCGATGAAAGTGCTGGTACTCAAATGATATCCGGATCACTTGGTGAAATAATACAAGCGCAGGGGGGTGCTTTTTTCAATATTGCTATTATAATAATAGTTTTAATTGTAAAGGATAAATAAAAAAGAATCAGTAATAAATACTGGGTACAGACCACGTTTTACCGAGTTGCCAATGTTTTAAAGCATAAGATTTCGGATATTTATCACATGGAAATTTTATAAAACCTTTCCCCTTAATTCTTTTTTTATTTATCGTTCTTTTTTTACTATGGCATTTATTTTTACCCGATTTACGATAGGGTGGATCAACACCCTCGGAATATTCTTCTACGAACGGATAAAAATATTTACTAGGATATATTAAATAATTATCACTTAGATTTATACCACTTCTCAGATAATGAGGTCCTGTCTGAAAATCAACATAAGGACTTGAAAAATCAATACTATTTAAATAACTTTTAGAAAGAAGTCTTTTTAATATCGGAGATTTCGGAATAGCACCGAAAAAAGAATTACTTAAAAAAGACATCCTCTTAAATCTCTGAACTTCATTGCATCCAACGAATTTATATTTTTTATTTAATAAATTGTACATCGGTTTCAATATTTCAAACGTGGTATCAAAGTAAAAACCTCCCTCTCTATACACAATTTCTAAACGCATCAAGTCTGTAATCTGTGCCCATTTAGAATGTAAATAAGGTTTATTATTTTTATCTCTCATTATATGACCGCCTAATTCTTTTTCTTCCCGCATTGGTTTCCCTTGATATTTTTTCGCTTTTTTAATGTATTCATATGTTAATGGAAAATGTTTTTTATTTAATTCTTTATTCCCCCATATTCTAATTTCAAATTGTGGCATATTTTTATTAAAAGATTTTAAGAAATATTTTAAGTAATCGGGTTGTTCTCCACCGATCCAAATTAAATGGACTTTTTTAGGTATAGGTGAAATCCATTCTTTCATGGGTATATAATATGAATTATATATTATATATGAATAGCCTCCAATAATAATTTTTCCATTGTTTCTTTTTCTATTTCTGTTTTACCTCTTAAATTATAGGTTTCTATTAATTTTTCAATATGTTTATCATGATAAGATTTTAAACGATTCGAGAGAACATTCTTTAATTGGATTATATTTATTTCTATTGTTTCTTTATCTTTTTTATCTTTTTTATAGGTCTCTATTTCTAAATTTCCCTCGTAATCTTCTGTCATAATATCCTGTATATCTGACTCAGAAAAATCTTCTTCTATTTCTTGTTTTTTTAATTGAGAATGCAACTCAATTATTTTCTTTTTCAACATATCGTTTTCTTGTTTTAATTTATTATTATTCATATTTTCTAATTGTAATCTATCATAATTATCCCTCAATGTTTTATTTTCAGTTTTTAATTTATCTAATTCATCTTGAACCGAACTATTCATAATAATCTGATCATTTAATTTCTCTATTTCGCATTTCTGTTCTTGTATCTTTTCATCTTTTTCGGGGATAATATTTAATTTACGTTTTAACGACAATATTTCCTCTTGTAAAGAATTAATTCTGCTGTTATTACTTTCAAATGATTCTTTAGAATTCAATAATATATCTGTATCGAAACGATTGACTGGTTTATTATCTAATTCAGATGCCTTCGTATTATTACTATAAGCGTTTCTCGTTAAATCATTCATAGAATTTAAAAAAATATTTTCATTACTATATTTTTTTAAACCGGGTTGTTCCATAGTAATAAAATTTAAAATAATATTAAAAGATATTTTAAACTAATTCAGAATAATTCAGGATAATACAGATTTTAATGTTTCGGTGAAACTTTTATTTTTTTTTCTCTTAACCTTAGCCTTCTTTTTACTTTTTTTCCTTCCTTTATTTTCTTCTACGTACACGATTGGTCTGGTTTCAACCTCCCGGTCTTTATTTTTCTGGAGGGTTCTCTTTTTCTGTTTGTCTAATTTATTACTTAATTCTCTATTTCTTTTCACGTATTTCTGTCTTTCTATTAGATATAATTTTTCTTTTTCTTGCATTCTTAGTAATTGTTCCCTTAATCCCTTTGCACTCTTAGTTATTTTACCTTCTTCCGATTTTATTTCGGATAATAAACTATTATTTCTCTCATTCATGAGCACAAGTTCAGCATATTGCTTGTCTTGTATCTCTTTTTTTCTCTTTAATTTGGAAACTGTGTCTATTAATAATTTCCTCTTCTGATCGACCAATTCACTGTGTCCCGCTTTATATGAGGTTAATTCTGCTAACGATGAATCCATAGTCTTTAATACTAATTCTTTATCTTGTTTTAGTCTGTCTATTCTTATCTGATCAGCCCTTGTTTTTTCTTGTAATTCTCTAAGTCTTTGCTGTACCTTCGATTCCCTTTCTTCTTTCAATTGTTCTTCTTTTTTTCTAGTCGCATCTCGTCCCGCTTCCAATTTCTCTATTTTATCTAATTCTTCTAATTTTTTCTCTTTACCTTCTTCTGTATCCTTAGAATCTTTTATATCTTGTTTTAGTTTTTCTTTTAATTCATCACTTTTCTTTTTATCTTGTTTATTTTTTTCTTCTTTTTCTTTTTCTTCCTGTAATTTCTGTTCTTTTTCCTTATTAATTTTATCTAATTCACCTAATATTTCTCTAATTGCGAGTCTAAATGATCTCTTTTCTAAACTATTTAATTTATTTTTAGTACAGAATACTTCTATAGCGTCATCATTGCCCCTTAAAACTTCAAAATCTTTAAATTCTAGTTTATCCATGCCAATAGGAACCGATCGCATACTTAATGCCTTTTTACCGAATGTTTCAAGGATTATTTTCCATATTCTATTCGGATCTGTATATCCTATACTTTTCCCTGCCAGACCATATTTTTCAAATATTTTATAAATTTTTTTTATTTCACCTCGTAAAGTATAACTAACCGTTCCATAACTCTCTATGTCTTTCTGTTTTTCTAAAATAGCTTTTAATTTTTTTGATACAGATTTATGTTTTTTTAAATATATCTCTATTTCGTCTAATCTACATCTTAGTATTCCATAAGAACAGAATAATTCAACTTTATTGTCTTCTTCACCTCTATTAACGAATAATCCTTTTCCTTTTATATGTGTTGAAATTTCAGAGAATTTATTTCTCCCCTCTTTATCCGAACGTAATTCTCCTAATGTTGCTATTACTTTTACAGAAGTACCTGATCCCGATTCTTTTAATTTTCTAATCATCTCATCTTTCTTTCTCTTTAATTGAGTTAGGGCCCCGAGTTGTTTTTTAAAATCATCTCTAATCTTTCCTGTTTCATTCTGTAATTTACTTACGATAGAATTGATTTCATCTTCATCATCTCCTGCACCTGTAATTAATTGAAACGTACGAATAATATCAATTCCCCTACTTCCCCTGTAATTACGACGATTCCATTTACTAATTAATTCTTCATTAACTTTCAATTGTTTCGTAACATCATCCGAGGATCTATATTTTTCATACACAGATTGAGATAAATCCGCATATTTCTTTTGTATAAATGTTAAAGATTCCAATTCGGGTATATAAGTTTTTAATTGCATATATTCCGATTGAAATTCTGAGGGTATATATGTTTTACCTGTCGTATCAGTTGTAGTATTTCCGTATTCAGATAATATTTGAATAACATCTAATTTAGTATCATTTTTTATTTTTTCTTGTTCTTTATTTACCTCCTTATAAAAATAAGTATCTTTAAAATAAGTATACAGACCATCTACATCTGATATTTTTTTATCGACCTCATCTTTCACAGCTTTTATCCCTAAATCAAGGGTCTTTTTTTTCTCCTCGTATTTTTCTATTTTCTTTTGTATTTTATCTATTTCACCCAGATCTTCTTTTTTAGAAAATTTTCCGTATAAGGATTCAGCCCCTTTACTTAATTTATCCATTATTAATTTAATATAATAATGGATATATTAAAATATTAAAATATTAAAATATTATAATTAAAATCATTATTCTTCTTAATTTTCATAGGTTCTGATTAATATTACATATTTAAACCTAGTCGTCATCATCATCAACATGGAATATTCCATCTATATTTAAACCTTCACTCACGAACATTCCTTTATAGTTGCCACGACGATCTCTGATCTCTCTTCCCAATTTTTCTACGGCCCGATCTAATATATAATCCATAGATTGTCCTCCAATATCTATTCCTGTAAATTTCTGATTTAACTCACTCCAGGAAGAAAATTCATCAATTATTCTCTGATTTAACTCACTCAGGGAAGAAAATTCCTTAATTATTCTTAATAATCTTACAAAATTTTCAACAATTACTCGATAATAACGACATATTATAGCGAAATCTAACATCTCTCCGTATAGATTTTTGGTTGCATGTTGTTTAAATAGTTTACTACCCTCTTCTGTCTTCATAATATTATCTTTAATATTCTCAATTTGTTGTAAAGCTTCAATCTTAGCTCCACCTGATAAATGTTTTCCCATATTATCGGGGATACAGAATTTATCGATTTTTCTCTCGTCTATTTTAGACTTATAATCGTTTAATTCACTAGGCAAAACAATCCCGTAATTGGAACATACACCTATTAAATCACTTTCAAATTTAGAAATCTCTGTTTTTATTATTCGTTCATATTGATCTTTTTCTGCCCTTAATTTACCGATTTCTGAATTTACACCATCTGAACTATCAGAGGATCCCCCAGTTGAAACAGGTATAGACGCTTGGGCTTGTGCTTGGGCCTGCTGTGCTTGGGCCCGCTGTGCTTGGGCCTGCTGTGCCTGGGCCTGCTGTGCTTGGGCCTGCTGTGCTTGAACATCTGTCATTATATTATTTGAATTATAATTATTTTATATTTTAATTCTATTCTCAATAATCTTCCATATTTCTAAATTATCTTTTAACTCTATGAAAATTTCCATACCCTTAATTTTTTCATATTGCGGATTAAAATGAACACTATCTCCTTTAATTGGGAAAACTATTTCTAAACGACTTTTTAATGTTTTACTAAAACAGATAATTTCTTTATCTTTTAAAAATATTAACTCTTTTTCTTTAGTTAATACGTGTAAATTACCCGATATTTTTAATAGTTTTTCAAATAATTTTTTATTCTTTTCGTTATTTTCACCCAGTTTTTCTAAGAAATCTTCTTTAACGAATTCATCTTTAATACATTCCTTATTGCATCTTATATTTTCAATATTCTTAATTATAGATTCATAAGTTTCATTTAATTCTAATAAACAATTAAAAGAGCTTCTCTCCAAAACGTCAATAGAACTATTTATCTTAATACGTTGTTCATTTATTAATTCCCTGTGTTTCGTATAAGATTCTATATTATTTCTTAAAGAATCAATATTATGAGAAATATTATTTAGAAGATCTTCTAATTCATAATTCTGATAAATAAGCCAATTATTATCTTTATCTAATATATTTATCTCAATTAATGATAATAATAATTCCGTTCCCAGAATACAACCATACCCACTTAATCCCATATTAGAAACGAATACAACTAATTTATCATTAATGATTTCCCATTCTATATTTTTCTTTCCCACTATCCCAGATGTATTGGACACAAATATACCATACTTAATATTCGTATGTTCTAAATCTCTAATGAATTTAGTAATCTGTTCTCTATTTACATTATATTCATAACTCTTGAATTCATATAATATCTGACCAACGGGGGTTTCAAATGCTCTGCAGTCAGCATTATATCCTTCCTGAGAAACATCTATAAAACTCCATTGAGGATATTGTTTATTTAATAATGATCTACAGAGATCTTCTGATAATTGTCCCTTCCTCGATGAGTTCGTTTTAATGTGGAGGAGATCGTTTAATTTATTTTCAATTCCAAGGATCTTTTCATTCTGATAATCGGTTGATTCTTCAACGATATCTTTTATAGGATCAATATAACTATGACAATTCATATTCACTTCACTCATGTGAATACTTTTTAATCCTATACTTATACTTGTCCTTAAAATATCATCAATTCTTTTATCATCTATATTTTTTAAATACTCGATATCTTCTTCATTATGAATCGTAATATTTAGATTCATGCTATTTATGTATAATTATATATTGACGTAAATTTTAAATATAAAATAAGAAATTTTAAAATAAACAATTGGGGCAAACAACTCCTAAATTATTCACATTATTCTGACCCCCCCTATCAAGGGGGACCAAGTATTTTAATTTATAATAATCTAAATCTTGCATCATAATATAATTCTGACAACGGGCACATCTGTTTCCCTGTTTCTGGCATAGCATACTCTTTATATCTGCGTTCGGATTTAATGAATTATATAATTGCGCATTCGAATCTTGGGCATTGAAGTTATAAAGAGGCTGTCTACTTGTATCATAAATATTTTTAAATAATTTATACATAAATTCAGTCTGAAAATTAAACATATAAATTATGAAGAGATATACTGCTACGGAACCTCCTAAATAATAATGATATCTTTCTTCTATATATTCTGGTTTATATTTATAAAGGGCATAGTAAACACATAAGACTACAACCAAGAATATTAAACTATTCATTATAATTATAACTCATAAAACATTTATCATAAAAATATTTAGGAATAGAGCATTGTCTAAATGTATGCGTATCTAAACTATACATTCCTATATTATGGAAAATATTCATATCACCACTAGTTACGAGTGTTAAGTTCTTGTTACACTCTTCATATTTTTCTCGTAAATTAACAATATTACTTAAACTATCGAAATACATATTAGTTAAATACGATGATCCAATTATCAACGCATAAAGGAAACACTTTAAACGGGAGTTCACTTTAATTAAATATCTATTGAGATCATTTATTTCTCTAGTATTCCCGGTTGCCCTTAAATTGGTTTTCAGGACGATTCGGTAATCTTTATCATTTAAATTATATTCTTTTATATCACTACGACAGAGTGGGCAACTATTCTTTCCATTATTAAACCAATCTTGAATACAGGGATTACAGAAAAAATGTTTACAATCAAGAGTTATTTTTTCTTCTTCTGATATTTCGGTAAAACAGATTGTGCAATTATTAGAACTGCTTGTTGGACTAATAGAATCCAATGGATCTTCCATTCTTTATTATTTATATTAATTAAATTATTTTCTATATTATAAATGGAAGCGATTACGAATTTATTGATGGGTGGTTTCATTTATTTTATGGATCGGAGGGGTGGATAGTGGCCCACTTAATGACTCCGTAGAGCTGTTTTTAAATCTGGAAATGCATAATCAATGAATGGGTAATTATTTTTATTTTTATAAAGCGGAGATATCCAAATAGTCGTCCATTTTCTTTCTTTCGCTGTTTTTAAATTCACCAATAAATCGTCAAAAAAAACATATTCATTATTATCATTATATTCTCTAAGAATATCTTTTTCTAATGCTATCGCTGAATTTATATCTGGTTTCATTGATGGAATATTATCCCTTGAATAAATCTTTTTAAATCTTTTAGACAATTTCATTCTCTGTAAAATAATATCAGCATGACCGAATGTAGCATTCGTATAAATGTATTTAGGATAGGGACAATAATATAATAATGCCGATAAATCTTTATCTTCTTTAATATTATCATAGACCAATGGTCTATTGTGCATATAAATTGTATCATCCATATCAAACAGATAAATTTTCATTATAATATTTCATTTAAAAAAATAGAAATATAAACCACTTAAAATTATTTCAAGTATTTACTATAACTTACAAATGACATCTACCAATGAACCTATGCTCAATGAAGAGGAAAATCGTTACGTTATCTTCCCTATTAAACACGATGGTTTCTGGGAAATGTATAAAAAGGCCGAAGCTAATTTCTGGACCGCCGAAGAATTAGATTTATCGAAAGATCTTGTAGACTGGAACAAACTAAACGGAAATGAACAGTTTTTTATAAAGAATATTTTAGCATTTTTCGCAGCATCTGATGGAATTGTCAATGAAAATTTAGTGGAGAGATTCTGTCAAGAAGTGAAGATCCTGGAAGCGAAATTCTTTTATGGTTTTCAGATCGCAATGGAAAATATTCATTCTGAAACTTATTCCCTCCTTATTGACACATATATCAAGGATCCTGGGGAAAAAGTAAAATCCCTAAATGCGATTGAATATATTCCCAGTATTAAGAAAAAAGCAGATTGGGCGTTGAAATGGATAAATGATAAGAATAGTCCATTCTGTAATCGTATAATTGGTTTCGCGGCTGTGGAGGGTATTTTCTTTTCGGGTGCATTCTGTTCTATCTTCTGGTTAAAGAAGAGAGGTCTTATGCCTGGTCTGTGTCATAGTAATGAATTAATATCGCGAGACGAAGGATTACATACAGAGTTCGCAGTCCTGATGTACAAGAATCTAAAAAATAAACCAGAACCATCTGTTATTTATGAAATTATTAAGGAAGCAGTAATTATTGAAAAAGAATTCATTACAGAATCATTTTCTTGCGAATTACTGGGGATGAATAAGAATCTAATGAGTAAATATATTGAATATGTCGCGGATAGACTTTTACTAATGTTCGGTTTAGAAAAAGTTTATAATAGTGAAAATCCATTTGATTGGATGGAATTAATTTCGGTACAAGGTAAGACTAATTTCTTCGAAAAGAGAGTAGGAGAATATTCCAATAAGGCTAATCCGAATGTTGATCAGGAACAGAATGAAATTGGTTTCGATTCCGACTTTTAATTATTTTGAACCACAATTTTTATATCATCCTCCACAAGTATCACATTTACCTTCATAAATAACAGAAGAACCCAAGAGTAAACCAACGAAAAGACCCAGCAATAATTGTTTATTCTTAGATAGAACAGAAGGAACATTAGATCCCCCGAAATAAGTGAAGAGCAACAATAATCCAATTATTGTATTAATACGCATATCGATGATCATTTATATTATAAATTATTTTTTATTTTCTTTACTTCTGCTAAAATGTTTTTCAATATTCGTTTTAGATTTAGATCCCCCATTTTCAGATTTTTTCTTTTTAGTAGATGAATAACTAAATTTACGTGTTTCTTCATTAAAATGTAAATTTTTAATACATTTAATATCGTACTCCTCCTGGCAATAATCTATTTCGGATGATCTATTTAGAGAACCACTATTAAATAAATTTAAAACCAATCTCTTTAATTGTTTTTCTTCATTATCATTTAATTCTAATCTTATCATTTCTTTCTTTATAAAGAAATGAATCCGGTTCAACCTGGAACCTTTATCTAGTTTCAACCACGATAATTTAAAACGATTATCTTTTTCGGTATCTATACCATCTAAAAGTATTTCCATACCCGTTTTGGGATTTACTTCCATATATATTAATTACTCATATCTTCTTTAAATGAATGGGGATAAGATTTCAATTAAATTAAATATTAATTACATTATAATGCTATTTTTCGTAACATTACCTAACGGTTCAATAATTGATATTGATCTTGATTCAACCGATAAAGTAGAAAATATTATCCGTATAATGGATGAAAGTGATAAAATACAGAGTTTAGGTTTAATAGATCACTTTCATCTGTGGTTTCAATCTGATAGTGGGAGCCGGGTAAACTTAATGGAAGATTTAAATAAAACTATTGGAGATTGTGGTATTACCTTAGAATCTAAAATATACATGCAGACCAAACCTACGACTCTTTTAGAGATTGCGATGAATATAAGTAAATCGAGATCAATTGATCATTTAACTCCTGATTTTGAAAATGAGGCAGAAAAAATACAAAAAAGATTCCGAGGAAACAGAGAAAGAAAAGAATTAATGGAACAATATCCCGATACATTTAATAAAAAAACTAAAGGATGGGTTACTATGCGAGGATATTTTAGTGGGAGTTGGGCACGTAAAAATAAACATTTTATTTATGGAAATCCTGGTGGCCGACCGCCGGGTGAAATCGCATATTCCACCGGGAAGAAAGTAAAGAAAGTAAAAGGCGCGAGTTTTTTAATAGATACAGACATTAAAACACACGAGGATGCAGTATTACAACTTTTAAGAAATGTGAATGATGAATACTATGATGATGCAGAAACACATATATCCCCTGGAGTTAATATACAGTTTTTAGTCGATAATTTACCTTACAGAGTTATTACTACCAAATACCCTTTATTTGAAAAAGAAGAAGATAGGGTAATGTTTAATCAAAAATTAAATCAAAAATTTAAAGCAAGTTACCCAGATAAAAAAACAAAGGGTTGGATTACCATAAAGGGTGCGTGTGCTTATCCAGGTAATATGGGACCCCTTTCTGGTCTTAGAAACGAACCGGTTCAACATTCAGAAAGAAAAGAAATTGTAAAAGAACTAGGTTTAATAGCATACGTTGATAGAAATGCCCGAGATAGAATTTACCGAGATAATACGGAGTGGTGGCCTCTGGACCAAACGAAGGATCCAAATGAAATGCTATTAAATACTATAACCAAATCTCATAGTAATACACATATATCTCCGGGAGTTGATATATTTTTATTAACGCAGTTCATGGGGGGGGTGATATTTGAAAATAAAGAAGATGAAAAACAATATTTGGGAATAGGGGGCATACCATATGATTTAGAAGAGTGGGATGAAGAAACCTCCGAGTCATCCGGGTCTTGGGATGAAGACTCGGATGAAGAAGTCGGTCCGAAAGAGCGCGCTGCCAAGGAGAGAGAGCGCGCCGCTAAGGAGAGAGCAAGGGAACTCTCGGAGAGAGAGTTGGCGGAGAGCCATTATTTTCATTACTCTACGTTCAAGAGAGAGGGTAGAGCAGGTATGACACCATTTTCAAAATTAATGCGTAGTAAAAAGAATAAACCTAAAAAAGAAAAACCTAAAAAGAAAAAACAGACCCAGAAAAAAGAAAAGAAAAAAGAAAAGAAAAAGAAGAAAAAATAAATATCCATTACATTATACTATGAATCCCGAATATGAATTAGATGAAGATAAACTAAAATTAGTTTGTATTAATTTTAGCGATGAGATAGTTGGAGATAATGAATTCTTGATGAATGAAGATGTTACCATTTTTAACAGTAGTATCCTTCAATTAAATAAATCCGATGATTTATTAATAGCAAGTAGAGGATGGTACGGAAATATCAGGAGTTGGGACGGTATAAATTTCGTCATTATGTCATTATTTACGAAAGATTTTAAAAAGAAAAAACAGAAAATCCTGGGAATAGACACGAAATCCCTTAAAGACAAGAAAATTAAATTTAAAGAATTTAAGGCGAATCAACGAGAAATTATACCCCACGGAGATAAATTATTAAAAGGACCAGAGGATCCACGTTTATTTTATCTAAATGATGAAATTTATATTCTCATTAACGATTTAACGGATTCATCCAAGAGACATATGTTCACGGGTAAAGTAGATTTAAAAACTCTCGAATACTCAGAACCAATTGAATTATGTGAATCTTTATCTACAAGATTTGAGAAGAACTGGGGTCCATTTATCCATGAAAATAAATTACACATGGTTTACGATATTAATCCTTTAAAGATATTTGAATTAGAGGACGATTTTAAATGTAAATTAAAGTTTGATATTAAAAATGAAATATTAAATCAATTTACAGAAAGCTTCCCCGATTTACATTTTCATATCAGAAACTCCACGAATTTAATACATCTTAAAGATGATGAATATTTAGGTTTGGGTCACGGAGTTTTAGATTATAAGGGGCACGAGGATATTAATAAATACCTGATTCCTCTGTTCGGTAAATCTAAATATTCTGATTCAGATAAAGATTATTTTAATAGATTTTTTAAACTTTATACTGGTTTCTTTTACAAGTTAGATATGAATAAACAAGAAATAACTTATATGTCACCATTTTTCCAATTACCCAATAAAGAATCTAAGCAAGAATTAATATTCTTTCCTACGAGCATATCACTGGATTCTGACAATTATGTTAATATTTCATATAATGTAGGGGATAATCGCTCTTACTTCGTGAAATTACATCTGGATATAATTAATATTTCGTTATATAATAAAGAAAATATTGAATTTTTAGTTAATCTTAATATTAATTTAAATTATTACACCGAATTAATAAGAAATATTAGAAAATTATTAGGATTTTCTACGAAAAAAAAAGAATATTATAAATTCGGAGATGTAAATAAAATATTTTCTTCAAGTGGTAAAATTAAGAAAAAAACGAGAAGGAAGACGAGTGAAAAGAAAAATAAAAAAAAGAAGAAAGACCGAAAAACACGGATTAATCGTATAAAAAAGAAAAAATTAATTTATTTTCACATGGATGGATGCGATTGGTGTAAAAAGTTTGAACCCGTGTGGTCTAAGTTAAAAAAGAGTGTTAAAGATGTTAAATATATGAAAATCAATGGTCCTAAAAACGAAACAATGAAAGATAAATATGGTGTTCGGACTTATCCCTCATTAGTTAAAATAGACGAAGATTCACACGAATTATTTTCGGAGGAAAGAACACTTAAAAACATAAAAGACTTTTTAAAATAATGATGATGAAATACTTCTTTAATACAATTGAATTGTTCTCCTTTGTTTACCTGCTTTACCCGAAAAACTAAATACAAGACTAACGATACTAATTATTTATTTTACAGCACATGTATTTAAATTACAATATAAATATGCGAAATTTAAAAATAAATATACATAATAGTATTAATGTCTAAATACAATATTTATATAATATGTAAGAATGAGGAAATATTCATAGAAAAATGTAAAGTTATTAATTCTAAATATAAAAACAAGATCTGTCATATCCAATGGGTACCCGCAGAATATCTTAAATTAACACAATGTAATAAGAGAGTTCTAAAAGATCTCAATACAAGATATAATACTCAGAAAAAAAAAATACTTGCTAAATTAGGCACAATCGGGGCTCACAGAAAAGCACTACTCGCGATATACATGAACAAAACCAATAATAATATTATCCTGGAACAAGACGCAGAATTTTCTCATAAATTACCCACTCCACCGAATGAATCTTGTTATCTAGGTGGATGGATTATACCCCCGCAAATTACCAAGGCAGGTATAATTATACCAGACGTAAAACCTAGGGGTGGACTAAATACAATAGAATATGGTAAATTCAATGTTTTAATGGCCCATTCTCTTTTTATAAAAAAACACGAAGAAGCTATGGAACTATTTCAAACAACCATAGATGATAAAATAAAGAATTACGATGTTCATCTCATAGATGAACAATTTTTTAAAAAATATTATTACCCCCCTATATTCGTTCAAGGTTCCCATATATCAGAAATAGATATGGTTAAAAATATCAATGATCAGAGGACTCATTTATATGGTCTTAAAATGAAACCCAAGTCGGGTTCAAAGAAAAAATCAAAAAAAACGAAATCAAAATAATTTAAAAGAAACTTAATTCATAATTACCCCCACCATCCTGTGTAGCCAAGTCTATTAATTTTTTTTCACTATCGTCCTCATCGTCATCATCGTCATCATCGTCGTCATCATCGTCATCATCTTCATCGACTCCATCACCATCAACGCCATCACCGCTATCATCGACGACGACGCCCCCATCGGCATCGTCATCTATATCGGTAGCAGATGCTCCCGATAAAGATTTCTTATCTTTCTTGGATTTACTTTTTTCTATTTTTAATACTGAATCATCTTTTTCACCGTGAACACCCTTAATAAGTTCATCTATATCAACTACTTGTTTTTCAGTTAGAGGTTTTACCGAAATATCACCTCTGTCTGTATATTCTTCATCGGATCCTAATACATCATCTTCTTCACTCGAATCTACGAAATAACGAAATAATCTAGAAATTGGATCAACTGTCTGTACTTTTTCGGGTATATTTCCCTGTAAATCTGCTAATACCAATTGTTTATCTCTAACATTACCCCTTAATTTTTTAAGCATTTCTCTTATATAATCTGTTTCTTTCGTGATCATATTAGGTACAAAAACGGCATTCGAAAATATTTCCGGGATCTTTTCGGGTATTTCTTTCATATTTTTATGATAAATCATTCTACTTAATTTTTCACCATGATCTTCTTCTCCAAGAGAATAAAATGATTTGGGTTTCGTGCTTAAATCTAATAATACATTGGGATATTCTGGTTCATAATGCTGAGATACTCTGTCTAACTCACCTACACAATTTTTTATACTATCATCTATTTCTCTACAATCTTTCTGTAATCCCAAGACTCTCGGATAAAGTTCATCTGATCTGGAAGAAATTAATCCTTCCAATTGTTGCATCTGATTTCCTAAATCAAGTACAGAAGAATTACATTTCACTAGATCACCGTAATCAAATGATAATTCCTCATCTGGTAAAGAGAATAAAGTATCATAATCTGGAGCATTCCTCCACTGTTCTAAAACCTTGGAAACCTTTTTTTTAAAAAGGGGTGCGTTATTTCCCCTGACAATCATATCTCCCATAAGTTTATCTTGTATCTGTGTCAAGATATTTAACATATTCAAGCCGTTTTCACCGCATATTTTTTTAAGTTGATCTTCATATGTTACCATAGTTATATGGTCTCCGCCTATACTTCTCATCTTTACAGATTTATTGGGACATAGTTCACCATCGCAACTCATCATCATAAAATCTTGGCAATTATTACAATCGAAATGAGTATCCATTATTATATTATAAACTTAATATTTTATTTCAATAAACCCACTCTTTTAATATATTGAGGAAATTCTTCATCAATGATATATTTTTTTAATACGGAAGATGAACCATGGACCGAAATACTCTTGAATAATTGTGTGGGAGATTTTTTACTTCTATCTTCATTTTTCTTATCATAAAAACTATTAGCATCAACTCCTTCCTTTAATCTTTCTTTCCCCCCGGGATGTTCATTAAACCACTTGGGCATTATTTTATGGACCCATTTTTTACCGTTATATTCAAATATGATTAAATTTCTTTTTTTTAATACTTGTTCTAGTGTAAAAGATTTATAATCTTTTTTATCTTTTTCATGTTTAACAGTTTTACCGCCCCCCTGTTTTAGAGATAATTTTTCTATCCTTGGTTTTTTAGATTTTAATTTACCCAATATATCAGTCGCCATATCGAGAGATCCCTCTATCCAACATTGATGTCTACTAAAGGCTTCATTGCACAGATAAATTTCTTTATCATCCAATGGTTTCAATAATTTTTTATATGTTTCGTCCATTGGAAATTTCGTCCTCCACATATGAACACCCGCCCTCCAGAAAAATGTCTTGTATTTAAGCGGTTTCGGTGGTTTTATTTTAAATAATTTATAAATTTCTTGATGAAGTTTTTCGGTCAATACCTTTTCACCTAATTGATTCCAATTGTTCCACATTTCAGCTGTATAAAAATCACTATAAGATATCATTATAATACCATTTTCTACACTAATTGGTATTATATGACGAATATAATTATCAGTTATAGTTCTATTTAAATTATGAAACCAGGGTTTTCCAGATTTATCAAGGGGGTATTTCGCATAAATCCGTACTAAAGGGATAGGTTTCACGGAATGTAAAAAATCACATTCCTTGAAAATATCCATCTTTCTTAGATCCAGATAAGGTATGGCAGAAACAATTTTCAGTCCCCTTAAAGTATCTTCTTTACCATCTCTGTCAATCTTGATTTTTTTATCTTGGAGATCTTTTAATAATGTATTTTTCATTATTTTTACTTTTTCAGATTCTTCTAAAATATACTCCAACTTAGTAATTATCTGAGATAATCCACCATTAAGAATATAATAAGAAACATCCTCTAAAAGATCTTCTTTAAACATTTCTAATGCCGAATATGCATTTAATTTAAGGAATTCAGCATCATAACCGAACATTTCTTGGAGTTTCTTAGATTCTTCGTATCCATAAATTTCAACGCAATACTGAAAAAGAGTTATTTTTTCAAGATGGTTTTTTGAATATTTGGATTTCTCTTTTAAAAGTTTTTTTAATTTATTATTTAAATCATATTTTATCTTTTTATTGTGGTGGTAATTATCAATTATTTTCGGTAATTCAATAACTTTATCCCCGAATCCCAGTTTTTTTATTAGAGATAAGAACTTCAGATGCTTGGATGAAAATCTAGCAGCACCCATCTCTAATGGAATTTCATCCATTTTTTCGGTTCTAATCCTACCTCCCAATTCAGAAGATCCCTCAACTAATAAAATATCTTTATATTTATCATCTTGAATTAGATTATAAGCCAAGAATAATCCAGATATACCACCACCAACAATTATTATATCATGTATGTGCATTATTAATATTATTAATAAAATAATCAATAATATTAATATAAATTATTCTTTTTCGCTAATCTGTGACCGTGATAACCTGCGACAACGAAACCAGTTATAATCTGAGAAATTAATAAACCTTTAATAGCATCTTCATACTTTTTAAATTTATCTTGATAATGTAAAGCATATGCCAAATAAGCAATTAAAGATAAAATAGGACCGACGAAAATATGCATTGTATTTACCCATTTATGTCCACTGAATAAAGATTCCACAACCATTTATATATTTTTATATATATAAAATATTATAATGAAATTTATAGTTTCATCCGATACAGGTTCAGGTGAAAAAGAACAATATTTAGTGGCGGACTCTATGCTAAGATTAACTAAAAGAAACCCAATTGACTCTATATTACTTTTAGGTGATAATATTTATGAAGACGGTGTTTCTTCAATTGAAGATCCACAATTTAAAACTAAATTCGAAGATCCTTATAGAAAAATAAATAAAAAATTTTATATGTGTCTAGGTAATCACGATTATGGTAATTCATATTTTACCATAAAAAAAGGAAGAGAAAATTATCAGGTTCAATACTCTAAATTATCTGATAAATGGCATATGCCTTCTAAATATTATTCTTTTAAAAGAGGTCCTTGTGAATTCTTTTTCTTAGACACTAATTTCGAATTTATGAATGAAATGGATATTATGAAACAATATAACGAAATGCTCCGAAAAATAAAAAATAGCAAGAGTAAATGGAATATTGTATGTGGTCATCACACATGGAGATGCGTGGGTGGACACGGTAACGCCGAGAAAAGACATGAAATATTTATGAATGATTTATTAAAACAAGGTGCCAGAATAGATTTATATATGTGTGGGCACGATCATTGTAAAAATTTAATACTTAAAAAAAATCCTTACAGGAATCAAGAAATACCGGTAGTAGTTATCGGTACAGGGGGTAAATCGTATCCTAAAGAATTTTTAAATTTAGATAATATGAAAAAGGATGAATCCGAATTATTATTTCATTCACCTAACTTGGGTTCTATATTATTGGATGCCAGTAAGCAAAAATTAAAATTAAGTTTTTTAAATGAAAAATTAGAAGAAGAAATGGTTCACCAGATAGGAAAGAATAAAAAATCTAAAAAGAAATCCAATAAAAAGAAAAAAAAATCTAAATAAAATTTATCGAACATTCCCAGAAATATCTATGATAATAAGGTTCAATGTGTAAATCATAATCTCTTGATACAATATTATAATTATGTAATTTATGACTTTCTTTCGGAAAAATTAATTTTAATAATTCTTCAATAGTATATTCTGTATTTTCTTTATGAAATGATAAACCATTCATATTTTTAATATACCCCGAAAGTTCTTTTAATGAAGGAGTATGATTATATTCGGTTGACCACCTCCAATTAACACACTCCTTGAAATAATAATGAGAAGTCCAAATTAGAGAAGCTAAATAATCATCGCAGATATCTTTTTTATAATTATTTTTTAATTTCTGTTCTTCCGGCCATAATAATATTGGTAAATTATTAAACATTTCCTTAGTCATCTCGTGTTCATTGCTATCTTGAAATTTACTCATTTCAAAATTATGAATATTTTCTATCGTTAACTCTTTATCTGATAAAAATTTATGGAACTCATTATATATATAACCATATCTTGAATAAGCTATTTTATATTGTTTATTTCTTATTCTCTTTCTTTTTTCTAAAAATGAATCTTCTTTTAAAGATAATTCTGTAATAAATTCCTTAAAGAAAGTTAAATGAATACAATTTTCAAGTCTCGTATCGATCAATCTAAAATAACCACAATATCTTTCTTGAAGATTTTTATATGTTTCCATTAAATAATCGTAACCGTTATATCTTAGACTTAGAGAATGAATGTGATTAATAAAATCATTACCCAGGAGAAAACACATAAAAATATAATCATTCAGTATAATTTCTTTATCTGCTGTCACTCCTATATCTTTTACAATGAAGTCTTTTAACTTGTCAATATTTAAGTAAATATATTCACTGTCTGTATCTTCTATATTATATTCGGTTCTCTCTCTTAATAGAAAAATATTATCTCTCTGAGAAACAATTGATAGCATAATTAAATCAGCATCTAAGCCGTAGATAACACTATTCTCTAAATCATTCGTTTTAATATATTGTAAAATTTTGTGCTCTCCTTCACCTCTTTCAGTTGTATCTGAAATAATTATCTTTAATTTATCGTATTTCAAAGTTTTTAATCGTTGGTTCAATTTATCCATGAATTTTGTTCCAGGACTAATTGCGTTCGTATCCCATACTTTGTTTTCATAAATAGATTTATATCTTCTCATTCTCTGCTGCTTCATTTTTCCTTTCGGAGGAATACCATCAACGGCAATATATAGAAGATCTTCTACATTCGTATATTGAACTAATTCATCGATTTTAGAAATAATGTTACATAACATTATTTCTTCATCCGATTCTCCGCTACAACACGGATGAATCGCACAATTTAAATCAAGAAATAATGATTGCGTAGATTTTAATTTATTTTTAATAAGAATAGAATCTTGATATTCTTGAACAAGAGTCTTAAAATAAAACGGAATACCCATATTAAATTATAGTATTAAATTATCTTTAATTTCTAAATATATAATATATATGTCCCGAACGGATGATTTAGTTGAAGAACTATTAACTATTGAGGATTCATATCATGCGAAAGAAAGAAGACATAAAAAGATTCCCAAAAAAGAAATCGTTTTCTCGGCAACCGATAAAGACAAAGCTGTATCAATTATTATGAAATTGATAAAAGACCATAAACTAAACGTTGAAGAAATTAAAGAAAAAATAGATAAACAAGTAAAGTGGGATAAGTTCTGGAGAATAAATGAATTACTAGACGATATACAATCCCAGAGACTTGAGGAGGCATATAAAAGATTATCATTCGCTAAATCTACCAATAAAAGATTAGGTAAACATAGTAATGTTGAATTAAGGGAACATGAACTCATAGAAGATATTTTATCAAATATGACCAATGATAAAGTAAAATCGGGGAAAAAGAAAAAACGTAAATCTAAAAAGAAAAAAAGAAAAACTAGGAAAAAAACTAGGAAAAAAACTGGTAGAAAAACTAGGAGGAAAACTAAAAAGAAACATATACGTTCTAAAAAACGAAAAGGAAATAAAATAATCTAATAACTCGTTGATACCTTCTGAATATATTCATTCACTTTTTTTTCTTTTTCTTCGATAATATTTTCCAAGCATTTCAAATAAACATCTTTTTCTATATTTTTCAATATTAAATTTAATAATTCATTGATTACATTTATTTCTTCACTTTTCCAGAAATCTTTTAAGTTATCTATAATTGGATTCGTTTCCGCAACTTCTTTATCATTCTTACCTTCTATAATAGATATATAATGGGATATTGTATGATGTATAGTTGTATTATCATCATAGACTTCTAATAATAATTGTAGACCCTTCTTACATTCTTCATAATAAATATTGAAATCTTTTATAGGGTACCATTCTATACTCTTAATTAATGGATGGTAAATATTATGGAGGTCCTCTCTACAATCCCCGTATAAAGATCTTACTAAACCTTGTCCGTATGATGGTTCATTGAAATATATTGAATTATCCGAAACCGATATTTTAGTGTTTTTTTCTTTAAATTGTAATAATATTAATTTAAGAATACAACAGAGGGGTTCAAGGATAAGATTTTTCCGAGTATTTTTATTCTGATAATACGTCATCATGTTGTTATATAAATACATTCCGGATACTTTATACATACTATAAAATCTATGTTTAAATTAATCTTTATAATCTTAATAATCTTTATAATTATTGACACCTAGCAATTACAGGTTTCTCCAGCCCCGATTCTCCGAGTGCGACTTGAAGCGGAATGCTGCTGGCATTCGGGTGGGTAACTGGTTGACTTTGTTGTATTTGTCCCTGAAGTAATTTTATCTCTTTAGAAAATTTCGTATTTAAATAATCCATATTTTCATTATAAAATTGTTTAACTTTACTTTTTACAGTTTCTTTATTAGTGTTTATCTTTTTAAATAATAATCCATTTTTCAATGTAAATCCGTCACCCCCCGTGTTATTATTAACCATGTAATTATCAGTATTATATATTTCTCTTGATACAATACTGTCTTCACCCTTGACGTGATTCCATATAAGTCTATGAATTTCTGAACCTTTAACTAAAAAAACCATTTTAAATTTTGTTTCTTCGTAGATTCCATCTGGTAAGTTGGTAAAAGTATCACCCATATTATAATAATATAAATAAATTAAATCCCGAATTAATTAAGTATTAATTAAGTATTAATTAAGTATCAATTAAGTATCAATTAGGTATTAATTCATTAAAAATGCATATATATAATCATCTAAGAATATCTTAAGTCTTAATATATCATTATCATTATGAGTCGAGTGAAAATGTGCTGTCCCGGATCCCCCTATTTGTTTAGTGATTGCTTTATTAGAAGATCTTTTAAATCTTGAATCACTTATCTTCGTTCTTTTTTTTCTCGTTGTATCATTTTTATTTTTATTGTATCGTGAAAGAGTCTTTCTTTTACCGGACATTTACTTTCTAATATATTATATGTTAGAAAGTAAATCTTTAAAAAGTAAATCTTAAAAGTAAATCTAAAAAAGTAAATCTTTAAGTAAATCTTTAAAATTTATGGATTAAGGGATCCACCAGGTTTTCCTCACCGCGCTTCATATTAGAAAGTCGTTCGTTAAATTCACTTATCCTATTCGCTGGATGTATGGGATCATGCGTCACTCCCTGCTTCTTATTTTTTTTTCAATAAGGGCATTTTTAATCTTTCCCTTGATTTCTTAAAGTTTTATCCTTGCCATTATAAATATAAAATATAATGGTATAAATTAAAAATCATAAATATTATTTTATTGAATAATTAACTAGACTGGTTTTCCGTGATCGCCTCCGCAATGTCGGCTAATCCTTTTATAATTCCGTTGTGTCCCTCTTGTGCTCCTTCTAAGATAGCAGCGAGTGCCAGAGCCTCCCCATCTGCCGCCGTCGTCGCTGGCAGGAGAGGCGGTGCCCCCGTCGTCGCCGCCAGAGCCACCGCATCTCCCACCTGAGATCCATCCCCCCCCGCTGTTGCCCCTGCATCCGCCACCACCGGCAGAGCCGCCGCCTCCGCCGCTGCCACCAGATTCTCCGCCGCTGTCATCTGAACCTCCACCTCATGCGCCGCCGTTGCCACCGCCGCCACCGCATCCGCCGTCGGAGCATCCTCCGCCGCC